TTTGACTCATGGGTCCCAAAGGTTTTTGACTCATGGGTCCCAAAGGTTTTTGACTAATAGGTCCCAATGGTTTTTTGCCAACAACTTTTGCTTGTTTAGGACTTGCAGATTTTGCTTTTTTAGCTTTTGATTTTGGGATGGGTGCAGTTTTACACATTAACTTTCCATCATATTCTTTTATCGATCCTGGAGCACAATTTGATAAATTAAGTGAGGCTGCTACCTTTCCAACAGGTGTATAACATTTTGCAGATAATTTATTTCCTTGAATAATTGCATCAGAACAATTTGGAATTGTATTTATATTGGGTTTACATGTTAACGTAGAATTATAATTATAAATAGAATTGGGTTTACACCATTCTGTATTAACATAGGTAGCAGAGTTTGGACCACCTTTACAATTTGCATATAAAATGTTTTGATCCATATTTGGATTTACACAAGTTTTGGACCAGCTTCCTTGAGGAACTGCTGATTTATTTTTTGGAATACATTGATGTACCCCATTAATAATATATAAACTGTAAGCACCATCATTAGGACAACACGATGATGTTCCGTTTATCAAATGAGTTCCGACTGGACAACTTTTTTTATTATTAACATTTTTGGATGGGATAGCTTTTGTAGGATTAGCTGTATATAATTCCATAATAGTATTTTCTGGCATAATTTTTTTATTAATAAAAAAATTAAAATAATATTTTTAATTTTCTTGATATTCTTAATTATTCTTAATATTAATTTATAAATATCAATTTGACTAATTTAACGTCCAGATCCTTTTCCTGCGCCTCCAGCTCCTGATGCCCCTCCACCTCCTCCTCCACCTCCAACTCCAACTCCACTTCCACCTCCTGATCCCGAATTAGAACCTCCTCCAGCTTGGGAAGGAGCAGACGGAGCATAAGCTTGGGATGAGGCATAAGCTTGAGATGGAGCATAAGCTTGAGAGGGAGCATAAGCTTGAGATGGAGCATAAGCTTGAGAGGGAGCATAAGCTTGGGATGGAGCGCCAGATTGGGATGAGGCATAAGCTTGGGATGGAGCGCCAGATTGGGATGAGCCATAAGCTTGAGAGGGAGCGTAAACTGATCCAGCTTGGGATGGAGCATAAACTGTTCCAGATTGGGATGGAGCATAAACTGTTCCAGATTGGGATGGAGCATATACTCCTTGTGGAACTGTTCCAGCTTGGGATGGAGCATAAACTCCTTGTGGAACTGTTCCAGCTTGAGATGGAACATAAACTGCAACTTGAGATGGAGAACCATATCCAAATTGAGTAGTCACTCCTTGAGGAACTACTCCTTGAGGAACTACTCCTGGTTGTGATGGTATATAAACAATTGCTGGTTGTGAAGGTGCGTATACACTTTGAGGAGCCAAGGAAGCCATATATTTACCTTGAGGACTTGCAGAATATTGTTTTTGTTCTTGGTTTTCAGCTTGCTCAGCAGATTGTTTGCCTTTACCTGTTGTTTGTTGTTGAGATTGAGGTTGTTGAGAATAAACCATACCGGGTTGTTGAGAGTGAACCATACCGGGTTGTTGAGAGTGAACCATACCGGGTTGTTGAGAGTGAACCATACCTGGTTGTTGAGAGTGAACCATACCGGGTTGTTGAGAGTGAACCATTCCTGGTTGTTGAGAGTGAACCATTCCTGGTTGTTGAGAGTGAACCATTCCTGGTTGTTGAGAGTGCATCATGGGTTGTTGAGAGTGCATCATGGGTTGTTGAGAGTGCATCATGGGTTGTTGAGTAACCATACCGGGTTGTTGAGAGTGCATCATGGGTTTTTGTGATTGCATCATAGGTTGTTGAGAGCGCATCATGGGTTGTTGAGAGTGAGCCATTGAAGGACCCATAACAGGTTGTTTGCCTTTACCCATCATGGGTTGTTGAGAGTGTGCCATTGAAGGACCCATAACAGGTTGTTTGCCTTTACCCATCATGGGTTGTTGAGAGTGTGCCATTGGAGGTCCGTGAATCATAGATGGACGCATCAGTTGACCAGCTTTCATGGGTAAGTGTGCCATTGAAGGTTGCATTGGTGGTTGTCCTTGTGGAGCTACTTTCTTACCTAATGGAGTGCAAGCCAAAACACCATTCTTATTAACCAAAGTTTTGGGAGCGCATTTTGTTAAATCAATTGAAGAAGACTTTATTTTACCTTTTTCATTTTTACAACTTGCAAAAAGACTGTTTTCTTTGATAAACATATTTGTACATCCTTTAAGATTGGGTATATTTGGTAAACAAGTCAAAGATGAACTCATATTATTAATAGTCCCAGGTTTACATAATTCGGTATTTATAAATGTGCTATGGTTAGGACCATTTTTACATTGAGCAAATAATAAACCATGATCCATTTTAGCATGAGAACAAGACTTTGTCCATGGACCAGGTGGCACTTTAGAATTAGTTTCGAATTTCTTGGGCACACATTGATGTAATCCATTAATTAAATAAATATCATAGTGTGAGTTATCTGGGCAACATAAAGTTGTATTTTTAACATGATTAGTTCCAACTGGACATTTGTTATTTTTTATTTGCTTTGCTTCAGTGACTTTAACAGGGTTTGGTGAAGAATAAGCTTCCATAACGTTGAGAAATTGATTTGTCATTATTGATTTTTTTATTAAAATAAAATTAAAATTTTTTTGAAATTAAAATGAATTGGAATATTTTAATAATTATCTTACTTTTAATTTTAATAATTTTAGTGATATGTTTCAACACAAAATCCAATATACCAAAAATTAAAATTCCATACACCAATCTAAATTTTAAAAAATTACAAATTATTTTGAATAATAGTTTTAAATCTTGTAAACAATCTTTTCATGAATTTTCTGATGCTCTCACCATTCCAAAATCTCTTAATGAAATATGTAAATCCATTGATCATTTTTTTGATGAAATGTATGAAAAATTACCTAAAGCTCCTCAACCCTTTATATTTCGTTTATCATTAATTGGAAGTGATGGAAGTATGTACAGAGATAGCTCTTATCCAATTAATTTATACAATCAAAAAACTCAAAAACCAACCACCATTCCTTTAAAAAATTCTCCGGATGGAATCAAAGATGTCAAATTATTTAGAATCGGGGTCTATTCAAATTATATAGCTTACATTGATTCAAGCACGCATAATGGTGCTATTGTTTGGAATTCTCCATTTACTCAACCGATCAATGAACGATCAGAAATAATTCAATGTTATGTTTCAAAGAATTATGGATACGATAGTCGCCTTGATTTACGAGGAAAAAAAAACTATTTTGTAACAAAACTTGTGCATTTACATTCTTCTAAAAATAACAATGCGGATCGGTGTGTTTTAAGATTATCATTGATTGAACCCATTAAAAAGAATCATGTCTTACATATTGTAGATTAAGGAAGCATGTTGGGTTTATCACCAGTATTCATCATATTTCCTAAATTTCCCATAATCATTTGCATAGTATTCACCATCTTACCCATATCTAAATTTCCGTCCGAAAATGAACTATTCATGTCTTCCACAATATTTTTAAAAACACCTGATGACATCATTTTATTCATTAATTGCATAGGATTTTCCATATTTTCCCCATCCATCTCTCCACTTACTTTATCAATGATATTTTTTAGAAATTGCTCCTCATTTCCATCTTCTCCTTTTTTCTTTTTGGATTCAATTTCTTTTTTCAACATTTCTTTTGCGCTACTTGAGGGATCTAGCACAGCAAGTAAGTTTAGTAAATGTTTGAATATAGCATCTTTTTCTTCCGAGTCAGCCCATTCAAAAATTTCTTTAAAATCTACTCCTACTTTTTCACTATAAAAAATAGAATGAGATTTGAATTTGCTATTATCTTTTTCAATAATTCCATCTTCATTATCTTTGACAAATGTATAAAAAAGAGAAACATGTTTTTTAATAGGTTCTTCATGCATAATACCAGTTTTATCAATCAAATGTGAATATAAATAAAGAGATTTTTGTTTTTCGCCAAAAGATTCCGTCAAATCTTTAATAAAATTACAAATACACTTGAAAACTACTAGTCTAGATTCAATTTCCGAGCTGATCAAATTGGACATATTTTTATAAAAGAGGGTATTTATTTAAATCAAAAATTTTTTGTTCATAATAAAAAGTTTTTATTTCAATATAAACTATTTATTGAAATTTTAAAGAAAAATAAATATAAAATTGCTTAATTAAAAAGGATGGTTTTAATTCCAGAATTTTTACCTCCACGAAACGATCGTTTAATAATCAACCATTATGAAATTGTAAGTCATGATTACACTGATGAATTTCATATTGCTGTTTATTTTGTGGAAAAAAATAAATGTAAAATAATTGTTCGAAGAATGGATTCTGAAGATGGGTGGGGTCAGGATCTTAAAATAAAAATTGGTGACGACATTATAACGATTGGACCATCTAACCATAATTTTATATCACTTATCAAACCTACCACAGTCAATTTAACACCAAGAGAGCCTCAAGAACAAAAAATACCTAAAACGATCATACAAACCTATTCTTCTACAAGACCTCAATCTTTATTACATTATAATGCTGTCATGTCCTTTATAGAATTGAATCCTGATTATTCTTATTATTTTTATGATAATAAGAAATCGAGGCAATTCATCAAGGACAATTTTCCACCACGAGTATTAAGAGCTTATGATCTCTTAAATCCAAAAGCTTTCAAAGCGGATTTATTTCGTTATTGCTATATTTATAAGCATGGAGGATGTTATTTTGACCATAAATTTGTGTGTCAAACTTCACTATTTAAATATATAAAACCTGGAGACTCTAATGTTTTTTGTAAAGATATGTATGAATATGGAATGTTTAATGCCGTTTTTATTTCAGTGGCACAAACCAATGAAATGAAAGCAACAATAAATCAAGTAGTGCGAAATGTAGAAGAACAAAATTATGGTCGAGGTGTTTTGGATGTTACTGGACCTATGCTTTTTGATCAATTTACAAACAACCAAAATGTAAGTTTGTATCATACAGATGGTAGAAAAATTATGCATCGCGGACATCAGGTTTTAAAAACAGCCTTTAGTGGTTATTATGATAAACAAGTTTTAAGAAAAGAAAACTATGGAGATTTATGGGTTCAAAGACTTGTTTACTATTCTAATCATCATGAATGTAATAATTATATAATTATGACCAAACCTATAAGTATAGAGCACATAAATGAGGTTAGAGTTGCTCTTTTAACAAAAGGACGGCTTCATCGAGTAAAAGAAAGAATAATTCAATCTAGCAAACAATTTATTCCTCTTTCCATTCATTTTTCTTTTGAATTGAATGGAAATAATTTACGAATAAAAAGAATTGATTCTAATTCAGGATGGGACCACAATATTATAGTGACTGTTATTAACAATGATAATAGTGACTCTAGAGATATTAATATAGGAACATCTAGTAGTAACATTAAAATTATTTCGATATAAAATTCAAAAAAATATAAAATTGCTTAATTAAAAAGGATGGTTTTGATTCCAGAATTTTTACCTCCACGAAACGATCGTTTAATAATCAACCATTATGAAATTGTAAGTCATGACTACCCAGATGAATTTCATATTGTTGTTTATTTTGTGGAAAAAAATAAATGTAAAATAATTGTTCGAAGAATGGATTCTATAGGAGGATGGGATCAGGATCTTAAAATAAAAATTGGTAGCGACATTATAACAATTGGCCCCTCTAATCAAAATTTTATTTCCATAATTAAATCTACGACCGTTAATTTAACACCAAGAGAGCCTCAAGAACAAAAAATACCTAAAACGATCATACAAACTTATTCTTCTACAAGACCTCAATCTTTATTACATTATAATGCTGTCATGTCCTTTATAGAGTTAAATCCTGATTATTCTTATTATTTTTTTGATAATAAGAAATCGAGGCAATTCATCAAGGAAAATTTTGATGCCTCAGTTTTAAAAGCATATGACCTGTTAAATCCAAAAGCATATAAAGCGGATTTATTTAGATATTGTTATATTTATAAGCATGGAGGATGCTATTTTGACCATAAATTTATTCTTAAAACGCCTTTATTTGATTTTATAAATCCTGAAAATACCAATGTTTACTGTAAAGATCGAGAATCTCATGGAATGTTTAATGCGGTAATTTTATCCGTTGAAAATAGTGATGAACTTTACAAAGCAATTCAAAATGTTGTCAAAAACGTAAATGAATCTAATCATACTTTAAATTGTTTAGAAATTACAGGTCCAAAAATGTTTGATAGATACACAAAAAATTTAAATGTTCCTTTAGTGCATATGGACGGAGGAAAAATTATGAAAAAAAATGAATGTATCATAAAGACAAGTTTTTCTGGTTATTATGATAAACAACAATTAAGAAAAGAATGTTACTCTGAAATGTGGAACAATAAACTATCTTTTTATTCCAGTTATTCCGAAAGTAATGGGTATATCATTATGTCCAAGCCTATGAGTTATATTGAAATAAGTGAAATTAAAACCAGTAATCCAAAAACCAGATTACAAAGAACCAAAGATAGAATTATAAACACAACCGAAACATTGATTGTTTGTAATGATAAATTTGCATTTGAATTCACAGGAAATCAATTAAAAACGAAAAGAATCGATTGTCATAGCGGTTGGGGTCAAAGTTTAATCGTGACTATCATTAATAACGAAACAAGTGATACTAGAGATATTCTAATTGGATCAAGTTTATTGAATTGGAAAACAATTATTCTTTAATTCCAAAAGCTATATAAAACATACTCATAAAGGCAAAAGTAGCTGCAATTACATCCATGATTATTAAAATAAATTTGTTCAAATCAGATTTAATATTGTATTTATTGTAATAACGAATTGATATACTTGCGGTGGATAAAACTATAAAACTAACAATTAATAATAACCATGGTAAAACTTTACTAAAAAATACTGAATCAATGGGAACTGCTACATGTCTAATTGCATATGATAAAGCCAAAATAGTCAATAAGCATGCCATGGTGTCCACGAAAATGAGAAAGGATCGATTACTTGAATGTGGTAATTTATACTTGTTGGTTAGGTGAATGCCGACACTGGAAGATATAATCAGAACTATACAAATTGTAAAAGATATCCATGGTAAAGAATTCATAAAATTTTGAGACATTTTTTATTGAAGTAAAAAAAAAATTTAAAGAAATGCAAGAAAAGAAAAACTAAAATTTTTTAAATTTCCTTTCCATCTAGAATCATTCATACAGGAATGTTGACAATTAATACTTTTCGGAATATTACAAACACGGCATTTATATTTTTTACCTCCCCTTGTTAGAGGTTTACATTCTCCGTAAATAGTTTGTAATTCACTGGTATAATTGTAAAAATTTTTAGCTCTGCATTGACAAACCCAATAAGATTGTATATTTTCTTCAAATTTAAATCCATGTTGTTCAAAAAATTCTTGAATATTAGGAGCTACTAGTATTTTTTCACTATTCATCAAAAAAATAACTACATCTGGCATTTTATCAATAGAAGGTAAGAAATTTAGTAATGCTAATTGAGAAATTATTTCTTTTATTTGTTCAAGTGTAAATGTTTTATTACTCCAAGGATTTACTGGCAAACGAAAAGATCTTTGAAGCGTCCATACGGTATTATGAATATTTCCTTGTCTTTCAAAATTCGGCACCGTTTCTTCAAATAAAATAGTATTGGATCGACAAAGATCATTGTGAAAAATATTAAAAATTTCATCAGGTAAAAAACCATACAAATCTTTTCCGCACGTTACGATAATAATATTACTCTCTGGATCTGTTGTTTTTGTACAAAAATCTAGAAAAAATTCATTGGTAAAACTTTGATCTGGATGGTAAAAATTTGGAAATATGAATTTGTAGGATTCACAAATGGCAAGCCAAAATAATTCTTTTCTATCCTCAGGTAATTTGGTTTTATTTCTCAACACTTTGGATTTTTTCAATGAAATTAAAGATGGCATAGAAATCCATTTTAAAAGAAGAGGAATAAATTCCGTAAACTGCATTTATTAAAAGACTTTAAATATTTAATAGTATTCATTTTTTATTCGTAATATTTTTTTAATTCTTGGAATACAGTTTTTTCTAAATGAGAATGTTTTTTCTTAAAGGTATCAAAATCAAGAGGGCTCATATTGGATTGGTAAAATTCAATATCTTTATTAATCATAAATTTTAGCATTTTAATAATAAAGTTCCAAGAGTTATCACCTTTAATATTTAAAAATCTTGAAAAACGTAATTTAATTTTATCCGCTGAAACTTGAGAACTAAGAGCCCCAAGGCCACATAATAATAAAGTATAAAGACTAAATAAATATTTAATTTCGAGTTTAGAAATTAAAGAAGGATATTTATCTGAAATTAAATCATAAATTTCAATAGAATCATTATTGGTTTGAAAACATTTTGGATAGCTTCTAGTATTTATAAATAGATTTCTAATATCGGTTAAAATAATCTCTTCTTTTTTCAAAGTCGTCATGGTTAAGCGCTCTAATTGTATAGCAATATTTTTTTTTTGTTGAATTAAAGAAATTATATCTTTTATAAAATGTCATGTCAAGTGTGTATTGAATCATATACAGTGTCAAGTAGGAAAAAAATACAATGTTTATTTTGTCAATATGAATCTTGTGTTCAGTGTGTAAAAAAGTTTATTTTATCGAATCGTCATGACCCTTGTTGTATGAGCTGTAAGCATCCATGGAATAGAGAATTTTTAGATACTAATTTGTCTAGAAACTTTAGAATTAAAGAATATAAAAAACACCGAGAAAATGTATTATTTGAAAGAGAATCTTCTTTTTTTCCAGAAACAGTTCAATTGATGGAAAAAAATCAAGAACAAAAGGAACATTGCGGAGAAAAAGTAAAGGATCTTATAAAAGCAAGAAAAGAATTACAAAGACAATTGGCAGAAATTAATCAATCCATTTTAGGATATAGAAACCATATGACATTTTTAGAAAACAAATCAACGAATACAGTCACTGATTTTTCAACTAGTGAAAGGAAAGTTTATATTAAAAAATGTATTTCTCAAGAATGTAAAGGATATATTAATCACAAAGGAACTTGTGCTATTTGTAAGACTATCATATGTATGCAATGTCATGAACTTAAATCAGAAGGACATACTTGTAATAAAGACAATGTAGAGTCGGTTAATAGAATAAAAAAAGATACCAAATCTTGTCCAAATTGTCAAGTTTCCATTTATAAAATAGATGGTTGCCGGCAAATGTGGTGTACGCAATGCCAAACTGCATTTGATTGGAAAACTGGAATTATTATTAGAGAAAGAATACATAATCCTCATTATTATGAATGGGAACAAAATAACATTAGTAGTGCTTCCAATACAACTAGACAATGTAATGAAAATGAACTACCTAATTTATCTCAAATAAGAACTCTTACTCAAAAATTGGATCTTGATTTTCTATTAAGACGTAGGTTATTTGAAATTCATCGTTCTGTTCAACATCTTCGAGATTATGAAATGGTGCGTTTACAAGAGGAAAATAGAAATAATGAAATATTTCAAAGAAATATAGAAGCGCGAGTATTGTATTTAAAATCTGAAACAGATGAACAATTATTTAAAAACCAATTGGTTTTACGAGAAAACAGATTAGAAAGATATATGAATTTATATTTACTTTACGAAATGGTTTGTAATACATGTATTTCTTTTTTTCACGAATGTTTATTAATGAATATTGAACAGATTAATGGTGATTTAATAAAAAAATTTGATTCTTTGATTGTTTATGCAAACTCTCAATTAAATATTCATAGTAAACGTTTCAGTGTTCGTCCTTTGGTATTTAATTCTAGTTTTGTATTACAGAGAGGGAATTAATGTACCCTACAAACGATTCATATATACTTTTCATTTGTTGATAAACAATAAAAGGAATTTGTTTCTCAAAAATGGACAAGAGTAACTTTTGAATCGAATTTTTATTTTTAAACTCTGGTAAAAAATTAAAATCTACTGAAATACATACATTACAATTATTTTCCGGTGTTTGACTTAATATTGTAGACCCTTTTAATGTATATACACAAAGACTTTTTTCCGTTGGAAAGCATTCCCAATTAATAGTCAAAGTTTCATTATCATAATTACTTATTTCTGTCCACATTGTTAAATTTTTTATAAAATTCTTGGAAGATGTTGATAAAAGTACTGATGGGATAAATTGTAAAACATTATCTTTTTTTAAATTTAAAATTATTTTGGATAATGATTTTTCTATAATTTCCAATTCATTAATTCCACTTTTTTGCTGATCACCTAAAAAATCCAAATAAGAATCTTGTAATTCTTTGAATAAATTTATAGAGTCTACACTTAAAATAAAATTTTTAGTAAGAAATACCATTATTTTTTTATTCAACGAGAAATTAAATAATAATAAAAAATTACTACTATTCCTAAATAAGCGGTAGAAATAAGAACAGGTTCCATTACAAAAGTGTATGGAGTTTCAAGAATATCAATTTTTGTCATAACCCATTCCAATGTATTATTTATCTTACTCATATAAAGTAATATTGAATTTGTTTGAAGATGCATAATGGATAAAAATTGCATAGCTCCTGTAAACTTATTATGAAACCGTATAAGATATCCCATATTAAACAAGAATGAATAGGAATTATATAAAACTGTTGAACCTAAGGTTAATGTAGAATTATTGGATAGAGAACTAATAAATAAAAGGACAGTCATAAACGACATGATGTAAAAAACATTTAAAAAGAATATCCAAAAAACTCCACTATAATAAGTAAAAGGCATATAAACTATAATACTGTATAAAAAAGAAATCAAGACGACATTGAGCATTTCAGTTAAAAATTTTACATTTAAGATATTAAATGAAGGATACCAACCCTGATCAATTTCATTTCTAACGATTTGAAGATACTTGAAAAAATTTTCAACAAACAATATTGGAAACATGGAGCAAGTAAAATAACATATTATTAAATGAATCAAGTAGTTGAATTGATCCAAATTGGGTGCTTTGGCTTCCAAAACTGATTTCGTATAAAAACCTTGAAAACCAATAATAATACTTTGTAGAATAGAAATCGCTAATATAACTGCAATTCTACCAATAACCATTCCAAAATTTTTTCGAGTCAAAATTAGCTCTCTTTTGAATAATAAGAAATTGTAATTATAATTTAGATTAGTTATTAGTTGTAAATCAAAAATTTCTTTTTTTTCCAAAATTTCCAAAATTTCGTGTTGACAAGTTTCTAAATTAAAGATCGACTCTATTTGTGATTCCACAGATAAACTAGGATTATGAATACTCATAATACAAATATTTTGGTATTGAGAAACATGATTGTTAATAATGTTGAAAATTTTTAAACTAGTGTTTTCATCCAGTCCTGTAAGAGGTTCATCCAAAATCAAAACGGGTAAATTTCTTAAAAGATGACATGCCAACAACAATCGTTTTTTCTCACCTCCAGAAAGTCCCCCAGAAATATTATTTCCAATAGGTCTATATAGTAAAGTTTTATCAATTCCAAAATCGAGTAAATAGTTTTCATAAAAAGAGTCTGGGAAAAGTTTTTTTGTAGAGCATTGATGGTAAAATCGAATCGTTTCTAAAACATTCAAGGATTCCATTAGATATAATTCTTGATTCATATAACCACATCCTAAAAATTTATCATTATCAAGCGTGATTTCACCATCATAATTTAGTCGTCCAGATATACATTTAATAAGAGTGCTTTTTCCAAATCCAGAAGGACTCATAATACAATGGATGACTCCTTTTTCAAAAGTTACATTGATATTATTTAGAATAGTTTTTTTATTGACATTGTAAGATAGATTTTTAATTTCGAGCATTTTTTTGGTAATTTCTTTAAACTTTTTGAATACGAATCAAATTTTAAAGAAATTTTTTTTTTTAGTCATTGATACATTTTCTAATTTTATCAATAATTTCTTGTTTTTGCCTTGCTTGTTGTTGAGAAGCAGCTTGTTTGGGTTGCTGTTCTTGTTGTTTACGTACAGCAGCTCCACCTTGTTGAACAATAGCTTGGGCAACTTTTGCGCCTCCTTGTTGAGCAACAACTTGAGACACTTTTGCTCCTCCACCTTGTTGAACAACAGCTTGGGCAACCTTAGCTCCTCCAAATTGTTCACCATTCATATATTCAGCATAATTATATAGAGCATCGACCATTTCAGCTTTGGTTTTAGCTACAATATTTAATCGTTTACATTGCTCTCTTAAATCTTGTGGCGATTTATTTCTAAAGAAAGCCTTGGTAAGCCATTTTGGTTTACGACCACCAGCTGGACGAGCAACTACTTGTTGGACACGTTGTTGAGCTACGACTTGGGGAACTACACGTTGTTGGACACGTTGTTGAGCTACCGCTTGGGGAGCAACACGTTGTTGAGCTACGACTTGGGGACCTACACGTTGTTGAACACGTTGTTGAGCTACGACTTGGGGACCTACACGTTGTTGAACACGTTGTTGAGCTACCACTTGGGGAACTACACGTTGTTGAACAAGTTGTTGAGCTACGACTTGGGGAGCCACACGTTGTTGAACACGTTGTTGAGCTACGACTTGAGGCCCTCCTACAATAAATCTACTAAAAGTTGTAGGATTGCCAGGACCTGCTCCAATATAATCTTGGTCATCAGCGTAGTCAAGTTGAAGTAATGCTTTTCTGAGTGGAATAGTGGTTTTAGGTAAAGGGTCTAAATTTTTTCTTTTTGCTTGTGCTAATAGATCAGCTAATACTCTAGTTCTTAAAAAATCTGGATTAAGTTTTTTTGGCATCGTTTTATTATTTTTATTTTTTTTAATTTTTCAAATAAAAATGTCTGGAAACAGTTGCTTTAATAATTGGTACTATAATTGTGCTCCTCAACCCACACCCAATCTCATTTTAAATCCCAATACTGCTTTGGCTCCCTGTATAAATCCTGCGTATTCATTAATTCGCTATACTACAGAAATTACCGAACCACCTGAAAATCCTTACAAGGGAAAAATCGGTTCTATTACTTATTATCAAACTGTAATTACCAATTCGTTTAATGGGAATCGTATTTGGACATTTACTATGGGAGGTAATTTATATTTTCCAGCATTTTGGATTGTTTATCAATTTGACCCGCAATGTTTTGTTCCCAATGGTTTTGATCAAGTTCGTTTACAAGGAATTAATTTTTATAAAGATGGAGTGGATGCATCTACAGTACCTCAAGGCCCTAATGATTATGAACCTTTACAAGGATTTTTTGTCGTAGCCAATATTAATATTTCCATTTCTTATGCTCCCGATGTCGTAAATTTGAAATGGTACCCTTCTACTGCTCAATTAATTTTTCAATTTAATCTTGAAGGTATGAAAAATACCCAAGGTTTAGAAATTCAATATGCTCAATATAAACAATTAGTATTTAGTGAACAAAGCCCTCAAACTTTTTTCATGAATATGACGGTAAGAGATGCTGTTTCCAATCTTAGTGTGGATTCTTTTGGAACTGCTTATCCAGCAGGAGGAGGAGGAGGATTCTCACCAGTAAACCCTCCAGCTCCCGCTCCTACACCAACTCCAACACCTACACCCACACCAGCACCATCGCCAGCTCCAGCCGATGCCACGAAAGGAGGTTATGTCCCAGCACTTCCCTAAATATTTTACTTGTTTACCAAGATATTTAAAGCCAAAAATACTTCTTATTAAAAATGTCTGGAAACAGTTGTTTTAATAATTGGTACTATAATTGTGCTCCCCAACCTACCCCTAATCTTATTTTAAATCCAAATACTGCATTAGCTCCATGCATTAATACAGTTTATTCATTAATTCGTTATACAACTGCAATTACAGATCCTGGTAATGGTGATATTAAAAAAGGTGATATTAAATATTATCAAACTGTCATTACTAATTCTTTGATTGGTGATCGTGTCTGGACATTTACTATGGGTGGTCTGATTTATGCTCCTGCATTTTGGATTGTTTATAAATTTGATCCGCAATGTTTTGTTCCAAATGGTTACGATCAAGTGCGTTTACAAGGAATTAATTTTTATATAAGTGGAACTGATGCATCTCTTTTACCTCAAGAAAGAGAATATTATGAACCTTTACAAGGATTTTTTGTCGTTAATAACATTAACGTATCTATTTCCTATGCTCCTGATGTAGTAAATTTAAATTGGTACCCTTCTTCTGGTGAATTAATTTTTAAATTTAATCTTAACGGATTACAATTTACAGATAATTGTGAAATTCAATATGCACAATTTAAACAAATAAATTTTGATCCTGAATTAGGACAATCATTTTTTATGCAAGTTACCATTAGAGATGCTGTTTCCAATCTTAGTTTAGATTCTTTTGGGTCTGCTTACCCAGCTGGAGGAGGAGGAGGTATAACCCCTGTGAATCCACCAGCGCCAGCGCCAGCACCTGCACCAGCTCCTGCACCAGGCCCAGCTCTTGGACCCGCATTACCCTAATCTATTTGAAAATTAAATCATTGACTCCTTGTAATCCTAATGAATGTTTTGCCAAAAAATCTGGAAACGTTGGTTGATAAATCACAAAATTAAAATTACCTTCTACAATAATTGGCCAAATGACAAGACCATCAAAACTAAATATTGGTCTTTGTGGTAATATTTCTTGAGTATAAATGGATTTTACTCCTACAAAAAACATGGTTTCGTATTGTTGTGTAAATGATGCCAATTGAGCAATAGTATAAAAATTATTAATATTATTAAGACCTTCAAATCCATAAAGATACAAATTTCCTTGCACCAAACTACAAGCAATCTCATAATATTGATCCACAGGAGCAAATAAAAGTAATTCTGCACTATTTTGAGGTGCTTGATATTGTAATTCTTGTGTATCACAAATCATTGCAATTTGGGCATCCAATATTCTATAAATAAAATTTCCTTTACCACCGACTAATTGGAAATTATCTGGATCATTAGGCATGTAAAATTCATAATTAAAGTAAAAAAATTGTTGGGAATTAATGGCAAAGGCTGGTTTTTCATCAATCATGGCTATCAATGTTCCATTATCAATATCATATTGAATGACGGAAGAGTCCCATTTTTGAGTTTTGGGGTCATAATAGGCAGACTGAGATAAACAAAGACGCATATTTAGCATACCTTGAGAGTTTTTGGTTCCATCTTGGTAAATAATAAACGAAAGAAATAAATTATTCCACAAAATATAATTAGTTCCTGGTAGATTATTAAGATTGGCAATAGCAATTTTTTGCTGTGCTAATTTATTGATATTGGTAACTGCATATCGTAAGCCAATTCTTTCTGCATCCTTGACAAAAAAGTATTGGATCCTGAGTTGAAGAATGGGAATTTTATAAATATTAATAATAGGTTCTAAGCTTGTCAACGTGCCTCGATAACCCATATTTACAGTATAAAATTTAATATTGGAGTAAACATCAATGACACATAACAAAAAACGTAATCGAGGATCTTTATTAATAGGATTGAATTTAAAAAGATCCAGCATGACATAGGTAAGATTATTATCTTGGATAGCCGCCAAAGGGTTTAAGAATTCTACAATTAAATTATAAAGATAAATAATAACAAAGGTAGGAACATCATATGTATAAGGATTCGGTAGACTCGACAGATTCGACATGTTTCTATTGTTTAAAAAATTTTTTTATTTTCCAAACAATAGAAATATGTCAACTCTTTGTACTCCGAATGCCTATACAACCATTTGTACCTCTACCATTTACTCTATGGTTTCAGGTTTAGAAACTCTAAAATTACCCGTGTACCAAGATATTATTTTGGATGATTATTCTCAAACAGCTTCTCTTTTTACCATTTTCCCTATACGATGGGCAGCTGCTTCATACATGTTGGTTCAATCTAGCACCAATGATACATTAAAATTTTGGTCCGTGAATATGTCAGAACACAATGTGCTTACCGCCAATTACAATACTTTCAACGTTATTCCAGCTGTAATTGTCAATTACAGAGGTATCATAATTTTGAAATACAAAGACAAGTCTTTTCAATTTAAATTTTCAGTGCCCTTTTTGGATCAACTTGTTGGCACCAAAGCAAAAATTCAAAACATGTTTAACGAAAAAATAAAAACCTATGTTTTGTTTGATCGTATCGTTTTTTGCTTTATTAAAGTTGAAGGAGACGTATATTATCGTTTTGTTTATGCTGGTATTCTTGATATGATTAATGATAAATTAACCGTTCAAAATACAACACATTTTGATTACAATAACGGAACTCTTGTTGGACTTTTGGACAAGAAACCTTACATGTTATATAGTCGTTATGGTTTAGAAACAGTTAATTTATACCCCTATACCAATTACGTGACGGGTCTTAGTCAATTGGCTGCCAATCAATTGGTCGTCGGTGGTCTTAATAACTATTTCTTGGAACCCGAAGACAGCTCAAAACCAAATCAATGGAAAGTGAATTATTCATTCGAGCTTCAATACCAAGCTCCTTATTATTTAAGTGATCCAGCATGGGGATATACACCTCTCCGTGTTCAAATTCCAATTCCTAATACATGTAATTTTGTGCCTCCTAATAGTGGTCCTACATTTATTATGGCTTTCAATAACTTATTATTACCTACTCTAGTTTATTTAGGAACTACTCAATTTAGTAATACAGATAATACTATTATTACTTTCCCACTTCAAATCTTTTATACAAATGATCCAACTGCTGAGCCATGGTATGTCTATCCTGAAGGAGGTCTTCTTCCCCCACCCGAAACTCCAAATGGATATTTGTACTATTATTTGAATCAAACAGAAATGACAATTTATCAACCCACTTTTGAAAGCTTTTTAACTGCCAATGCAGGAGCTATTTCAATTGAGGATCTTAAATTCTCAACCACTAGAAATTTGGAATACATTAAAGTAGATGCCAAATTGATAGGAGCAACAAGGGAATATAGTGATTATACCCATGAATACAAGGATGAGAATTATTTCTTTGAGGATAGTGAATGTGATCCTGGGACAAGACATTATACACCCAATTGTTATCGTAATAATATGCAACAGCAACAACAGCAACAACAACAGCAACAACAACAACAACAACAGCAACAACAGCAACAACAGCAACAACAACAACAACAAGGTAGTTACAGTAGAATGAGAAAATATTCTAGACCATTTTAACTATTTAGCCTTTAATTCTTTCTTATAATTTTCATAATCTTTATTTTGATAGGATCCGGCTGAATACATATATATTCTACGAATATCTTTTCTATAATCGCTAAGAATTTCTGCTCCTTGAATATGATTAAGATTTCCACTTGTGGCTGTCATAATCGAGTGAGCAAAGGGAACATCAGCTTTTCCAGAAGTATTACCACGAGATAAATAGGTATTACTCCATCTAGCGCTTCCAGCAGTATCTTTATTTTTCTTACTATAAACTGTGATCCAAAAATTATTATTAGTGTAAATTAAACCATCGTTTCCTTTTAAAGATGTTTGTAAAAGGTAATAAAAACATACAAAATCCTGTTTATTTTTATTAGAAACCCAATCTAATAAACATACTTGGTTACCATAAAAACTATTTTTGATACATGTGGGATCATGAGCATTTATATCTCCTGCGTAAAAATTTCCTTTACATAGTTTATTATAATCATATTCAAAAATTTCAAATACTTTTTTTTGGGTGGGGATAGATTTTACTAAATATACTGATACAATAATGATACCAATAAAAAGTAAAAATAATAAAGTGATTAAAATTATCATCATTTTATAATTAATAAAATTATTTTTCAACTTTTTGTTCTAATAAATTTTTTTGTTTAAATTCTTCATATCTTTTATTGACATATGAACCGTCTGTATATATATGAATAAATCTCTGATTTCCTACTTGTTCCCATAAAAGATTTGAATTTTGATATTTTTCCAACACACCACTAGTTGCAGTAATATAAGTTTTAATGAAAGGTACATTTGTTTTGGCAGCAGTTAAAGCGGGATTTAATTTATTTAATTTTCTTTTATTATTTTTATAACAATTTGACCATCGCGCGGTACCAACTGTTTCTTTCAATTTTTTATCAAATATAGTCAACCAAAAATTGTTGGAATAATATAGTTCATCTTTATCATTTAAATAATTTGAACCTAAATAAAAATAATAACAAATAAAATTATTCTTATCTTTATTACTTGCCCAATCTAAAATAACCGTTTGAAAACCATTAAAAACTTGAGGAGTGCACGTTTTATATGAATGAGTATCAAATTGTACTGGTCCTTGACATAAACCAAAATATTCATATTTAAATAAATCATAAGATTTTATAGGTTTTATATTCTTAATTTTTAATTTGGAATTTCTTAACATTAAAATTAATGCAATAAAAATATATAATGCAAAAATACATGAAATAGATAATAAAATATTTTTCATTTTTTTATCAATAGTAAATAATTTAATTTTATATTTTCTCCAACATCCATGTACTTATAGTGTACCTGAATTGATTATTTCCAACGCTAGTAACTTCATGTGGATGCGTCCAATACGGAGGAAAGCAAATTATAGATCCCTGTTTTAATTTTATGGAAATATCGTGTTTTGGAAATTTAAATTCTCCTCCGTCAAAATTATCATTTAATGCCAATATAACCGAAAGAGATCTTGCATAAGATTTATTGGGTGTCGAAATAGAATCCACATGACATTTTGTTTTTCCATAAATTTTTCTCAAATGAAATCCGCTATCGGTATCATATTTAATATATTCAATTTTTTTACTTAATTCCAACATGGATAAATCTAAAATTTGATGTATTTTATTAATTAGCATTTTACATTGTATTTTATGTTTTTTGGTATTTTCCAAATCTTCAAGACTCCAAATAAAACATTCTACATTATTTCCAATTTTGATAGATAATTTTTCTCCTTCAAGAGAGTCTATAAATTTAATTATATTTTCACATTGTTCTTTTTCCATTGCATTTTCAAAAATGAATATATCATGAGGATCATTTGATAAAATTTTCATTTTATAATTTTAAATTTTTTAATTTTTTATCAATGACTTTAAAAATTGTATATTTTTTATGTAATTTTCCGTTTTAGAATCAAATGGATGCCATTGAACTCCAAATATGGGTAGAAATTTATGTTCGATAGTTCCTATAAATGTTTGATTATTAAAATTTTTAAAAATATTTATAATCTTATACGGAGATTGCTCAAAATCTTTATAATTTGCTATTATCCCAAAATTATGATCATGGTACGTATTTTTTGTTTCTAAAGATGAAAGAATACCTTGATTGTAAGGAATTAGATTCAAAATAGCTTCTTTTGAAAAAGATAAAATAAATGACAAATTAGGAAATTCGTGATTAATTAAAATTTCAAATCCGTAACAAATAAAAATAGCTGGTAAATAATGGTTATTTTCATTAATATATTTTATTTGATTGATTAATTTATTTACAAATTCATAGTGATCTTTAATATTATTATTATCACTACCAGCAACGATTAACATTTGAATTGAATTTAAAAAATTATCCAATTTATCCAATTCATTATAATTTATATACACCTTTTTGACACCTACAATCTCATTTATTTCTCTTAAAGAATCAGAATTTATTGTTTCAAAATTTGAATCATATAATATTCCAACCGTTGGTAATAAATCTATTAAATGATCTACCATTAAAATACTTCCTTCAATATTTAAAGGTAATAAGGAATATCCACTATTAAGATAGTGATCAAAGCCATAAATATTTAATTGATAATCTAATTGCGTTAAAAAGGAATTATCGTTTGTTACTTGTTGAAATTTTATACTATAAGGATATAAAAATACCATCCAATGAGTTATGTCTATATTTTTTAAAGGTTTAGAATCATTAATTATTTTTGAAATCTCAGATGATATTTCAATATCATACAAAACGTTACTCTTAATTTCCAGTTCAAAAGAAATTTGAATTGTATTAAAAAAATCTATAGAAACGTCTTTACAATTAATAGTATTCTTATTTATATAGCTTACTAAACCCCATGAATCATGTCTAAAAGGAATGAATTCATTTATTGGATATTTAATAAAAAGATATAAATTAATATTATAATTACTAACAGGTTGTAGTTTGCTAGTATCTCTTTCACAAGTTAGATTACAAACGTAAACATTTTTACAAAAAATTTTTAAAGCAGATGATAATGGTTTATTAGACAGTGTTTGTTTTCTTATAACAATATTCATAGAATCTATATTAATCTGACTCATATTCATATCCCATAAAAATATATTATTTTGCTCATAGTCATAAACAAAATCTCCTAAATTTTTAAAGGTGTAATGTTTTACAAAATTTTGTAATAAAGGTTTAATTATTGTATTCAAAGATCTACGTTGAGTAAGTGTGCTGGAAAAGACTTTTACTATAAAATAATAAATTGCCAAGGCGGGAAATGATCTTCTTAACTGAGAATAAATATAATTAATTTCATCCCTATTTAAGCCTTCAAGTCTCAAAAACGCATCTCCATATATTTTTGAAATATTTTCATCCTCAAATAGATCTTTTAAACAATTTAAAAAATTATCATTAGATAAACTTATATTTAAACTTTTTTGTAATATGTTTTCTAAAACCTTTATAAATTTTGAATTATAAAATTGTTCATTAAATGTTATTGTGTTTATTTCATTTTCAGGCTCTGAAATATTGAATTCTTTTATTAAACCAGGAATTGGCATAAAGGGATAATCAAAGTATGATAATGCTGTATATGGAATTAATGAATCTAATACATTTGAAACATTGACTGATGTTTTTGCAGATTCTGAGTTTTCTAATTCATTTGTAATAACTAATATTGATTCATTTGGAAAATGTTTGCAAAGTTTATAGGCTAAATATCGACCAGTAATTCCAGCTCCTATGATAATATGATCAAATACTTTATTGAAAATTATAGATTCGTATTTTAAATTATCTCTACTTGCAAAATAATTTTCTAAAGAATGTTTATTAAACTCTAAAACAGCTTGAAATTTATTTAAATTAAAATACTTGTTGTTTATAAACGTAGCATTTATTACATATATAGTATCTTGAATTGGATTAAGATTTTCAATTTGCTCAAAAGACATTTTAAATATAGCTGATTCAAACTCATGTGAATTTAAAAATGTTGCATATTTTAGATCCTCATCTATTCCAATCATTACAATAGCGTGAAACCAAATATTTTTTTGATTTTGAGGAACCGAATTTACAAATCCTTCAGCATTTATATCTTGATCATTAAATCTTTTCATCCCACAGTAAAGCAAAATACCATTGCATAAATATTTAGAACAAGTTTTAACCCAATCATTTTGCTGAGATATTAAAAAAGTTGAATAATTAATGTCAACTGGAAAATTGTTGGCAAATTCATAACAACATTCAGGAGGTTTTAAAAAGACGTTATCTTTAGTTAATGGCCACATATTTTCCGGACAAACACCAAATTTCTTAATTGCATCAATTGCTATAATAGGATCGCTCCCTTGATCCTTTTTAGTTTGATTCATGAGAAATCTAGTGTTATAATAAATGAATAATCGACTAATAGGATAGCTATATAAACCTTGCCTTTGCAAAATAAAACTTAAAATACTTGATAATGCGTTACTTGAACATGAATTTGTATTTTCTTGATTATAAAATAATTCTATATCATTTGTATAATTAATTTTTACATTATGGAAATTAAACATCTTACATAAACAGTCATTTACTGTTTCTAAAGCCCCTTCACACCATCCTTGATTTAATGAATAAGCTTCTCCTACAATGTATAAATTGTAAATTGGATTCAAAATCTCATTATAATTTTGTTTTGCACAATCAGATTTCCATAAATGATTTCCACATTTCCAATATACATTTTCACATTTTTGAATATCTAATTTTTTTTCAAAAATCTCATTAATTAATTTTAATAAATCATTATTATATTTTTGATTATTTTGACAATACAATTGTTCCCAATAATTTGCTACATTTTGACATGTATAAGAAATAGTAAACCAATTATTATTATATATTGAACTTTCAATTTTTTTCAAATCATTATCAACAAATAATTGAAAATTATTATAATTTTGATAAGAAATGTTTTTACAATATCCTAAAATTCTATTTATTGAATAGAAATCAATTAATTCCAATATTTCATTTATATTTTTTACAACATTCCATTCTTTAAAAAAATAAGGAGGACATGCTAAAACAACTATTTTTGATACTAAAGATTCATTATTATTTATTTCTATTAAGAAATTATCAGTATGTAAAATATTATTTACTTTAGTATTAAGACATATATTTTGTGTAGGAATTTTTTTAGCCAAATTATTAATTATAGTATTAAATCCATTATGTATGTATAAAAAATTTCCCTTTATTTCATGGGGGAAATTTGAAATATTTTCTCCTGCTGTATACATTGATTCAATTAACGAATATTCGATATCCAACTCATCTAGTAATTTTATCATTAATGAATGTTCTAAACTAACTCTCCTTGCTCCCTTTTCATACAATGGATTTTCTTGATCATCATAAACAGTCCAAATCCGGCCTCCAAGTCTATTTTCTTTTTCTAGCAGTAATATTTTCCAATCCGGTCTTATTTGGAGTAATTTGTATAAAAAATACAAACCTGATAATCCTCCTCCTACAATAACAACGTCGTAAATTTCGTCCATTTTATATTTTAAATTATTAATATTCTTCACACAATTTATTTTCTTCACGAATTTGTGTTTCCTCTTCTGGACTAAAATCATTTTCAATATCAAACATTTTTCTAATTTCCTCTGGTGACTTTCCTTTTATTTTACTTGCCGTATAAGCACACGTCAAATCAAGCAAACTTTTGATATCCATAAAATTAGCAGCCAAAATTAAATCTAAAATGTCACTGTCATTTCGTTCCAAAAAATCAGCATACCATTCCTGTACCACTTCTCTCATATTTGTGCTAGGTAGTGGTTTTTCTATATGATTCATTTTATCTGTAACATAATATTCCAAAAACTCTTTTACAAGTTTTAAAATATTTCCAGAAACCTCCAACACTGGAATCGCTTCAAGACTATCACACATTGGATTTAGCAATTCCGATAGTTGAGCTTGTTCTACCGTCAATTCAAAAATTTGGTCATCTTTACTTTTAATTTTTACACTCATTTTTGAATTGATATTAGAATTAAAAAAACAAATCAATTTTT